TAAGATCATGTTCTCGATGCCTTTGTCCACAATAAATACATTCATAATTGTTTGCCTCTTTAATAGCTTTTCTCCATAGTCGCTTTGCTTCAGCTGACTGCATAGCTAAAAGATTGATAAGATAGTGTTCAGAAGTTGGAAGTATTGGTGTCATTTTTTACTGCGATTTCGTGCTCTGTTTTTTGATGGGTCTTCTCGTACTAAGGTACCTTTCGAGGTATGCGAGTAGTCTTTTCCACCTTTACCGTAGTTACCATCCTTACGTCTAGCACGGTTTAGTTCTGCACGATAATTTTTATTTGCAGTAGTTTTATTCCTTTTACGTTGTGCTGCATTTTTCTTTGCCTTAGAAGCGGGATTATCTCTATAATTCCGTGCGCTTCGTTTCAGCTTGCTGCGGGGCATTGCTTTAGGAGCCATTATCTATGCACCGCTTTCTGTACAGCTTCAAAATCTACTTTAGGCATTAGGTCTGCTAATTTACCCAAAGGTGACTCATCAAAGCCAATACCAGTGATGTCATTTTTATATAACCAGTCCGTAGCAGCTTTAAGGTCTGCGGTGGTAGCTTCGCCAGATTTGATACGGTCAATCAGTTCTATAGTTACAAGATTATGCAACGCATTAAACTGATCCTCTGTGGCTCGTTTATCCATTATGTAAATACTTTTTTATTTGTAAATAACTGCTGTTCAATAAAATCTACAGCCTTATCATCAACAACGTTATCAGTAGTTGACACTAGCTTGCGTAGAATATCAATAAGTAGTTTTTTTACAGAGTCAGAAGTAGCAAAAGCCATTAGTATTGGCTTAATTAGTAGAATCATTTGTCATTAGTAATGTTTGTTGGACAGTCAAATTCTTGTTTATCCCAAAAGAATTTTTTCTTTTTAGGAGTACAAGTTTTGTTTAAATATTTTTTAACAGCAGCTTTTTTCTTAGCTTGGTACTCAACTATAGGTACTACATCATTACACATAGTATATACACGGGTACCTTCAGCTAGCATAAAACCCTTTCGCTGGAGTTCAGCACATCTCAACATACGGGTTAATTCGTAGTCAAGGCGCATCTTTTCTTCAATCCGTTGAGATATACGTTTACATCTGCGTAAACCTGATATATCCAAAGGGAACATAAAATTAATCTGTCCTCCCCAGTTTTCAGCTATTGTGTAGGTTCTTTGATCCATATTTTCATCAAAGGGAACCGTATGATTCCCCATGTAGAACGGACTAAACGTCATCGTGGCACCGTTACAGGACACTCCAGAACCATAGTGCTGCCTTGAAGGAGCACCATTATTCTGAAATTGGACTGCTTGGTTTGTTACATTTCCAGTCGCTGCTGCAACGGGATTTGACACATTATTAGTTTCGTCTTCAGCTTTTACAGGGGCTACTGAGAGAAGACAGACAAGGAAACAGTAGTAGAGTCCGTTTCGATAGTTCTTTCGATCTCTGTGAGTTCGATTATTTGACTCGCTGCTCGTGTCACGACCTCTAGTGAGAAGTCTGAACCAGCTGTTGTCATGTTGAAGATTGAATCGCTGTCTACTATTCCTCCAGAAGTTGCTGATGTATGGGTTATGTTGTCCCCAGACCATTTGTTTAACGCTGCTCCATAGGTTGTAGTGGTGATTTCTTCTGTTATTTCTTGAGTTGTAGTTGTAGTGCTGTTCATTGAACCCTGAGTAAAATTGGGTTGAACTAGCTCTGCTCGTACAATGGTTGGTGTTAGCAGTAACAACGGTAAAAGCCATAACTTTTTCATGCTTTAGGTTTGTCTTTTGCCATTGGACAATTTACGGGGCCTTTGTTTTTGTTATTATTACCAGTGGTCAAGCCGAATGTGGCGAGGGCTCCCGTGAACACACTAGCAACGAACGTGATATCTGAGTTACCTGATTTCTTAACCATAGGTAGCTCAACATAATTCATTGTTATGATCAAATAAAGCCCGACCAAACCACTACTCCAAGACGCACAAAAGTTCCAAGAATCTGTATTTGATGTTCTTGGTCTTCAGCAGCATCTTTGAGTTTGCTTAAGAGGTTTGGTTTCGGGCTTCCTTTTTCTTCTTCTGGCGGTTTTCCTTCCATTTATCTACTTTTTTCTGTAGGAATTTTTGTACTTGTTTTTTAATCTTATTAAAGAAAGGTGTAGCAAGAGTTGTAGTGGCTACAGCTGCTACAGCTGCGTAGGTAGCAGTAGCTACTACCTCAGCAGTAGGAAGAGGTAAATCTATTTTTATAATAGGTACTCTTAAACTTGGCTGTTCAGTTTTGGTTTCTGTCTCTTCCTTTTCGCTAGGTGCTTCTTCCATCTTTACTCCCTTAGGTGCTTTCAAATTACTGGGAGGTATTACAACAGTAGGGAATACTGGCATTTCCGCAGTAGGTGGTTCTAAAGGTATACTTGGCATATCTAAAGATTTTGGAAGCTTTGTATTAGAGAGTTTTATAGATGGAAGTTTCATTTAAAGATCATACTCGCAGCCAACGACACCAACAGTAGTACTACTACCAGCTTTAATACACATACCCGCAAATAATTTTACGTCTGTAACTACTTTCGCACCAGCATCCTGAGTACTTGTACCAAAATTACCTATTTGAGCGAACTGTTGACCATTAGCTTTATCATAAACATAGAAACCATATGATTCGTTATCCCAACCAATCGTGACTATAGCATATTTCCCTTCTGGAACGGTATAGGCTTCTTTACCACTCCATGCAGAACCTACTATACCTTTACTAGGTTTTTGAAAATAACCGTTATTTCTGTTTGTACCTGATTCTCGCAACCCAGCGGGTTGATGTGGAGGATTTGTTTGTAGTGTCATAATTAAGTTATTAAAATACCTGTTGTTCTAATTGAAATATCACCAAATGAGCCATCAGCAGCATCTGGTTCAGTAACCATTCGATATACTCCAGCAGCATACCTGTCTTGATTATTGAAAGTGTTAGCGTATCTCATCCCATTACCTCGGAATTTATCAGGTAGAAAACCTGATCTTGACATTACATTATCAAAATCGAAAGCATGGAAGTATGGCCCTCTATCGTGAGCTCTAACGGCAACGCCGTCTTTATATCGATTACCACATAAAATAAGGTAACGTGTCATGCCTGGAGAGTGAACAGCAGTTCCCGCAGGATTACCAAAGTATTCTCCTTTCACTCCTAGTTTTTGGACTACACTCCAAGCATGGTCGCTTTCTATTGTTTGAAGATATCTATAGCTGCTTTGGTTACCTTTTAAGTACCATCTTTTTTTTCTACCCCATGATTGCCCATTAGCAAGGAAAGTTTTTTCAGGGTCAGTTCCTATAGATGCTACATATATACGATTATCATCACTATTGTTAGCATCAGCCCCATATCTTCCATTAAATGTCCAATAACATCCCATACTATCTCTTACTATAGCTATAGAAGGTCTATGCGTTGATTGAGCCGTACCAGAACCATAGTTAGAGTTAACATCCCACGCTGGACCAAAACAAGATCTACTTTTTCCTGTAGCACAACTAATTAATCTAAAATCTCCACCGCTGCGTTGAGAGGTAGTATTAGTACCATTTATTAATATATAGCCATCATTATAATAATAACCAGCTGTATCATTATTAAACCATATTTGTAATGTACCTGTATCGTTATCGTCTCCTCGTATTGGAATTGCTGTATATGTATTAGAAGTACCTAGTGTTGTTGTATCATATCTCCTCATTTCAGTACCAGCGTTAGCAATAGTATAGAAATAACGCTCCCCGTCATATGCTGATACATAAGCATCACCATTACTACCATATGTAGTATATGTTGTGGAGTCAGTTTCAAAACGTCTAACAGTAAAGTCACTAAGGGAAGTACTACCTATAGCCCCATTACCGTGTCGGTGTACCCAGTAAAATCTTCCATCAGCACCCCACCATGAGTCACTTACAGCTTTTAATTGTTGACCTGTAGCTGCTGAGTTGAACTCTCTTGTAGTATAAGCCCAATCAGAACTGTTAGTATGATCATTTTCATGGGTTGGTCCCCAATCTAAATCATCATAAGACCATTGATAATCTCTATACCTGTGTCTTTGACCCCATACTCTAACATGACCAGTGGTGCCTTCTTGATTACCAAATTGACCTTCATACCAACCAACCATATGTACAGCTGTTACTGGAGGTTTTTCATCAGTAGTCGCTACTAATGTCTGCGAGTTATCTAGTATTTCATTACCACTTAAACCATCAGAAGTAGTTTGAGCTACTATTGGTCCTGTTACAGAACCTCTTCTAATTTGTATATTTCTACCGTTAGGATTGTCTATTGAAATCTGTTTGATCACAGCTTTCTGAGAACCTGTAGTAGATGCAATTGTTATTCCATCTTTTAAATCTGAATACGATTTACCAGTAAAAGATGAAAATTCTTTTAATGTGTCGGGCATTTTTTATAAGTTTGTAAGTTTCATAATTGTAGTAATGTCAGCACCACCACCAGCAGCAGCCCAACTTAAATTACCTGAACCATCAGTAGTCAAGGTAGTACTTGCAGCACCATCGGTAGTTGGCATTATCCATGTAACGTTACTACCTATTGTAGCGGCTCCTTTTAAAGCTACATAATTAGAACCATCAGAATCATAAAATCTTATTTCTTTTTGAGAATTTAAGTTTATATTTCCTGTAAAGGTAGCTCCACCTGTACCTGTTGAAGCAGTATTAGCAGTTATGTAAGCTTTAACTGATTGTTGGCTAGGAGGACGAGTAGCACTATTTGTTGTGAAGTTATCTTCATCTATTACATCAGGAATAGCATCAACATACGCTTTAACTGACTGCTGGCTAGGTACTTTGGTAGCACTATCCGTAGCCATATTATCTTCATCAAGAAGATCAGATGTTGTTAAAGCATTATTTAATTTATTATGATCTGCATCCGTAAAGGTATTAGAATCACTAGCTGCTTCAACCGCAGCTGCTATATGAGCAGCAGTAACAACACCAGTTTGACCGTTAACACTAGCTACATTTGCAGTCGGTGACGCAAGTACTGTGAAATCAGCCATAGTACCAGCAGTACCACTATTTCTAATATAAGTCTTACTTTCATCACTTCTTATAACTACATCACCTTCTTGCGTAGTCAAACCTAACATAGCTGATTCATTAGCAGCTGTTTGGGTTGTAGTTATAGCAAGTTGGTTTTCCCAAACTAAATTCCCTGGGGTACTTGCACCAGCTTTTAAATATTGATTAGCTGAAGGGGCACCTGCTGGTAATGTTAAAACATAGTCAGTTCCAACAACAGCTGGGGCTGTTATAGTAATATGATTTGAATCATCATCGTCATTTAAACGAAGATTATCAGTAACTACTAAGTTACCAGTAACCGTTGGGTTTGAAATTGTAGGTGAAGTAGCACTTAAAGCTGCTCCAAAACTTAAATTACCCGAACCATCAGTTTTTAAAAAATGATTGGCTGTTCCATCAGCTATAGGCCAATTAAGACCATCAAGGATAACCTTACCAGAGCCATTAGGAGTAATAGGTATATTACCATTACTAGTTGTGACAATAGAATTTCCAGTAACATCAATATTTGCACCAGCTATAATTTTACCAGACCCAGCTGGATCAATAGTTATATTATCATTACCATTAGTTGTGACAGGACCAGTTAAAGTAATACCCTTAGATTCTACCTTACCAGATCTCTGATCAATAACAAATGTTTCACCAACCTTAAATTTACCAACATGGTTCGTACTTGATTGCCAAACCTTACCATTATTCCTATTAATAACTTCATTAGCCTCAACAGGTACTCCTCCATTCTCAGGAGCAGCACGATAATCAGTCCCAGCACCTACATATTCAAATGTATGTCCACCAGTACTAATATAAGACCGTTGATAGAAGTTAACAGTAGCACCATCTGTAAGAGCAGTAGCTAAACCATCATTAATTGCTGGATTAGTAGCATTAGTCTTCATTATATTCACAGTCCAGCCGTTTGTTGCTGTCCATGAACCACCCACGGGGGTAGCTGACACTATTTCATAAGTATCAGAGCCAATAGAAACTAAATAATTATCTCCTGGTCTTAAGTTAGTTGTAGTATTGTTAAATCCAGTACCAAAGTAACCAGATGTAATGGCAGTTGCATCAATATTAAAAGATGTTTGTCCAACAGCTTTAGCTCCATCTACTGTAGAAGTAAATGTTGTTGTAGCTGACTTACCATCTGCTATTAAACCGTACCTACCGTAGTCAGTAGTACAGTTAGCAAGGTTAAGCATACCACCGTTAAGACTCTTAGCGTGGTAATGACAGAATGTTCCAAAGAATGATACTAATTGAGCGTACCCATTGTTAGTACATAGGATTCCTGGACCATCCATGTTGATTTGAGTGAACGCATCGACAACAAATGACCTTAAAGGACTTGTTGCAGAAGGTACACTACCATCTACAAGGATACCACCACCTGTCATGCCAGAATCTTTGTCTCCACCTAAACCACCAGTGGTAGTTGTAGGATCATAACCAGCATTATTGATGTCTGTGTCAGAAATTGACGTACAGTTTTGTATATATGGTGACTTCTTGAGAGAACAATTAGGTCTAAACGCAGCTACCCATCCTTGTACAGGTGGTAAACCATAAGTAGAATCGGGATCTACGTTAGTTCTTTGTTCATTTCGACTAGCTTCAGGTACATATCCATTTGCAGCACCTCTAGCACTAGCTGTAGAACCACCTGAAGTAGTCCAACCACCAGCTTTAAGACCAGAAAAAGCAAATCCCCAAATATAAGTACCACTGTTCATTTCAAACATGGTATTATATTCAGATGTTCCAGATACAACTGCATCTGAAGCATTAAAATCTTTACTTGTATCGTATCTTTGGGTGTTACTTGGGTGTATAAAGCAGCTACGCATTGTAGTACCAACAATAGATACGTTCTCAGCTTCTACACGAAGAGGTAATATCTCTTGATAAGTACCAGCAGCTACAGTAATCATCCAACCTTGACCTACACGGCCTGCTTGGTTAGTAACTGTACCACCACTTACATATGTATGAGCTAAACTTGTATCAACAGTAGTTTCTAATTGTGATTCAAATTGAGTATTACTTAATACATTAGATACATAACGTACTGGATCGTTTGCTTCAGGGAATGTATGATTATTAGTACCACCTCCATAATTACAACTCCAGACTAACCCAGCCATAGTAACTTTCATACCAACTCTTAAATTATGAGCAGCATTTGTAGTTACTGTTAGTAGACCAGTTTGGTGATTATAATTAGCAGCAGTTACGTTAGTTGTAGTTGCTGAAGATATATTCTCGTTTATATCCTTTAAAGCTGCTCTAATAGTCTTTTTAGCTTTGATAATTCTATGACCATCGTGAGCATCATTACCATTTACAGAGTCTACATAGACAACTTTTGGCTGTGAAGTAAAAGTACCACCTGAAGTGATAGGCCGCCATACACCAGTGTTAGCACCAGTTTTATCCCATATAGATAATGTCTGGTCATTTAGATGGTCATACCATAACTTTCCTTCAGTCCAATTAGTTTCTGTAGGAGCAGTACCTTTATTAGTAGTGTGGCTATAATATATAGCATCAAAACGTTTTGCTAAAGCTTTACCTGTAGCAATACTGTCATCACTATCCCAATCAGGAGTAGGATAATTAGAAGTAGTAGTAGAAGCATCTAATTCTGAGGAAGTGATAACGTCATCATTCCTTATTTTAGCTAAATCTACAGTATTATCTGGTATAGATAAACTAACTTCTCCATCAGCTGTGTATGTTGTAGTTATCGGTACACTAGATGCAATTTTAACAACACCTTGTTGTGAAGTTGTACTACGATCTACACCAATACTTATATCACCAACAGTACCACCAACAGCATGGGTTACATTTATAGCTTCTCCACTAACTTGGGTTATCTTAGCAATACCTTGTGCAGTAGGAGTACTACGATCAGCTGAAACGACAGCATTCCCGTCATACCCAGCATCACTTTCATCTGAAGGACCAACTTTAATACCGTGTCCTGAATTAACAGTAAGAACACCTTTATTACTTTTAGTACTATTTTCTGAACTAATTACAGCATTTCCATCAGTATAATTAACATCTATTGCCTCACCTTCATTTATCTTAACAATACCTTTATTGGTTTTAGAACTATCTTCACCTGATATTGTTGTCTGACCGTTAGAGTTTGTACCACCTGTAGCATCAGTTAAGTTAATACCTTCACCTTCTATAAGGTCATCGAAGATAACTTTCCTTAATTGCTCACGGTTTACAGCATCATCATCAGAATCAGCATCAGCTACGTGTTCAATTCTACGATCTGTACCTAATGTTGGATGTGCTACATCAACAGCATTACTACTAAACCTAGATTCTTTAATAGAAAGTTTAGCTTCGTTAACACCTTCTTCAGCAATATGCTGGATTCTTCTTAGTTCTGAGTTTAACTCACTAGCACGGATAGTACCTTGAGAACTAAAATCACTTTGAAGTTCAGATGTAATACGTTCTAAAGTAATAATAGCGTTAGCTGTTGGTTTTGCTACACCATTATCTGTATTTAAAGTAATCTGGGTATTTCCAGAATTAAACTGATAGTTATTTACTGGAGTGGTAGCTGCAACACTACCAGCATTAGAACCGCTAGTATTAGATGCATCATATTGTGGGTGGCTTGTTCCAGCTGTACCAGCATTAGTAGCTTCTAATTGTAGTACGGCTGTATTGGAATCACGGCTAGGTTCAAAAATATAAACC